ATCGTATACAACGAAATCCACGCGACCAGCAGAAGAGGCAAGAGCGGCCTGACCGGAGGTATTAACCACACCGAATCGATAGATGCCGGTAGTAGAAAAGTCGGCAGCGGCATTCAGAGTGAATGTTTCGAGATTCTCATCGTAAGCCATTTTAGTGCGCCTCGCCCATAATCTGATTATAAAGCTCATCGGTCATAACAGCAGCGCGGGCCGCTTCAATTGTGCCACCATTCTTTTCCTTGTACGCCTTGGCCAGAGTCTCGACCTGTTCATTCGCGGACTTGGAAATCGGGCTATCAGCGTGCGAATGACCCTGAGTTTCAAAAGCCTTGGCAATGGTCTTCTCGTAAGAAGTCATAACCTGCTCAAGGGTTTTCTGCACAGCTTCCGGCATTGCTTTGGCGGCTTTCAGAAGCGCCGCCCGCTCGTCGGTAGTGCCAGGAACATGCGCGAAATCATCATCAGCGCGCTTGCGCAGAGTGGCCATCTCAGCATCCAGTTGGGCCTTAGCAATCGCCTCCTCGTTCGCCTTCAGCTGAACCTGTTGGAACTTCATGACGGCAAACATTTCAGCGCCAACAACCGATTTGGCAATAGTCTGGCCGGCGACTTCGATTACCTCGTCATCACGCTTGTTCGTAGCCATTTTCTTTTTGCGATCTTCGGCAGACATGGCCATAAACGCGGCCTTGTCTTTGTCGCCCATTTTCGCCATGTGCATCTTTTCGTCATCGCACATCTTAGCGATAAGATCGGATTCTTTCAGTTTATTGGTAAGATCCGATACCTGTTTATTCAGATCATCAAGTTCAGCCATTTTGTCTTTCTCCGTGCCGGATGTTACCGGATCTTTGTCGTTAATTGCCTTTTCAAGAGCCTTGCCAATAGAGGCAACGTCACTAGAAGATACTGCCTTTACGGCCATCAGATACTCTTCGATATTCTGACGCATCATCGATTCATCGCCAGATAACACCGCATCCCTCATGGAGCTAACAAGTGCATCCGTGAGTCTCCATGATTCTTCATTAAATTCTTCCGCCTTCATGTATCCAGAAAACGAATACCCTGACTTTTCAATCTTTTCGACTAACTGCTTATCTGCTTCGTCCAAACTAAAATCTCGCTTCATAATCGACATCCTGGCTGTAGGCTGTGCCGGGCGGTCAACACCAGAGATTTCCGTAAGGACGAAATCTTTCAGAATCTTGCGTTTCATTCTGGTACGTCCTCAAATACAGGTTCTATACCGCCGATAGAAAATCCGGTGAATTCCCCATCTCGAAATTTCTTCAATGTGCTTTCGCTATCAGGCTTCATTGCTACCAGCGCGCCCGTTTGCTTTACTTCGATATTCAGAGACTTGGCAATCTCTGTCGTCATCGGGAATGCGAATACATATTTACCAATCGCCTCACCGGTGTGCATTTCTTTAGCAATCGCGCCTTGTTCCATGAACTTAGTCATAACACGAAGCATGGTGTCTTCAGGAATATGGTGCCCCTGCAGATCAAAGTGGTTTTCGCCATCAATCTTGCAGACCATTGCATAGCCGAATACAAGGCCTAGCGATTCATCGACTTTGCAGACGCTGCTGGTTAGTTCGAATTTATCCATTTCACTCATTCGCCTAGATAGTTCTTTATTGGCTACAGATCTGAATGCGTCATGCGCTTCTTTCGGCAGATAATCGATAACCGAATATGGTAATTCTGCATTTGATGAAAAGGGTATTTATTTATTCCATTATCCCACACGCGCTTTTTACCATATCCAGAAATATAATGTAATGCTAATTTATGTTAGCTTTCCTGTGAAATGGTAATTACGCACCGGCAGTTAATCGTTGTTTCTCCTGGGGCTGATGGGTCACCAGGAAACATTAATTTGTTTCCTTTCCCGTCCTCAAACGGTTCATCCATGCCTACAGTTTGATCCTGCATTGATCTATGCCAGTCGCGAGTACGTCCATCATTGGTTCTATTCCATTTGCGGCGAATGGCGGAGGGATCAAGGCCAGTCTCCTCAATCATCTGCTGGATAGATTCAGACCTCGCCTGATTGGTTGCGCGAACGCCATCGGTTCTGGCTATGGTTTCAGTTCGATATTGAATGTAACGTTCGTGATAACGCTTCACCATTTTATCTATCTGGTCCTGAGATAACGGTTTATCATCACGAATAGCGCGCTCAATAGTTCGGTCGAAACGCCTATCGCGCAAATCACGGCTCAATGCTCGCGAATCTCGATTCTCCAATAGCGCCCTGAAGTTCTGCACGGCCTGTTGTTGCCTGGCGGTCAACCCGATGGACTCTTTCAATAGTGTCGATACCTTGCGCGGCCCAAATCCTTCCTGAAATGACCGCTGCATGACATTGCGGATCATGTCGCGCTGCTGCTCTGTGACTTGCTGCACGAATTGCAATTTGTTCATTCGCATCTGTTCAACGGCGCGAGGATGGCTAGGGTCGAATCCGATTCCGACACTTATAGATGGGATGGCCGCTACAATCTCGCGGGCCATGTCTACGCCAGCGTCTGTATAAACCACCGGCAGGACGTTGCTCAGCTGTAGCACATGGGGTCTCAGAATCTCTAGCGCAAGGCCTACGTTGCTGGCTAGGAGTGCATCGACGATCTGGTCCAGCACGTCCGCCTGTAGTGTATTGACTACGTACTGGCCGAACGCCTGACGAATGCGCGCCTCTTGCTTGCTCAGAAGCCGGTCAAGTTCGCGAATCTGCTCTGTTCTTGTTGCCATAGGGTGTTGACTCTGCCGATAACGTGGGTTAGTCTGTGTCTGTGTTTTGGGCGGACAAATGTCCGGGTTAATGCGTTTAAGACATCCTCCTGACGCTATGAAGTATACGCAGCCAGTGATCATAGGGGAGGTGTGATCACAGCCACAGCACACAACAGCGGCGCACCGATAGTCTGATAGGTGTCCGGAAGGGTAGGTGTCAGATACCTATGCCGCTGTTTTATTATATACGATTCATATCGCTGTCATGCTTAGCTAAGATAAATATATGTTATACCAACGTATCCATAAGCCATAGGGGGATTCAATAATGCAGAACGAAGAAGATAATGTTAAGCCGGAATACAATGTATGGAAATCCATTCTTGGAATTCAAGAGGCATACATAGAGATAGATAGATAGGATTTCCATGAGCCTCTATCAATCCGGAATGATCGATGAATGCATTGAGTTGAGGGAAGCAAATCTAAAGCTTAGGACTATACATTTGGAAATGATGGAAAATACGAGCCTTGACACCGACCTAACCGGTGCGCAATGCGAGAGTGGTTTGTTAAATACGGATAGGCGCAGTTAAGCCGGACATCGTGTAATGGTGTTTCTGTGTAGATCCGGGGCTGAGTCGATCCGATACCCAATTCTGTCACAAACCACTCCCGATTGCGGTAAAAGTTCAGTCTGCCAGGTTTGCTGGCCGGGTTCGGAGAGTGCGTAGGACGGGATGGGAGGCGCACACTAATATCAGCAGACGTTCTAACATAACGACATAGAGGATAACCTATGAGCAATATCGATAAAATTACAATTGGCGAATTCACACGGATCGCCGCAATGTTTCATACGGCGCAATCGCCATCGGCAAACGATGGATTGAACGATATGGTTGGAAAGAAATGCATTATCCGAACCTATTCAGCCGGAGTTTGGTTTGGCGAGATTAAGCAGAAATCCGGTAATGAAGTGATCGTCAAAAATGCTCGCCGTATGTGGCGCTGGCACGCGGCAGAATCAATCAGTCTAAGCGCCGTGGCGAATCATGGTATCCAGGACGATAAAAGCAAGATGGCCGAATCGGTTTCTGAGGTCTGGATTGAGGCTATAGAGCTAATCCCGTGTACCGATAAAGCAATCACCAGCATCGAAGGCGCCAAATATGTCAAAGCTGATTAAACCAGACAGCTCCGGCGACGGCTCCGGCTCCGGCGACGGCTCCGGCGACGGCTCCGGCGACGGCTACGGCT